AGTTCGGATTTACATTACCACAGCTTGCGATGCCGCTAACATCAGCATGGGCTTTAGCTCATCAACAACAGAACTGTTTACTGGCCTCGCCGCTGGTACATCCGCTAATGTGGTAAAGCTGGGTTCTGCTGGAACAATTGCAGACCTTGATGAGTGGGTAGATGTAGGTTCCTCAGATGTTCCTATCTTTATTGACTTCTCCGCTGGTACGTCTGGCGTTGGTTATGTGACTGTAGAGTACGTCCAAAACATCAACAACGCCTAATAGGAGGTTTTGATGTCTAGTTCTGATGTATTCACAGTAACAAAATCGGCAGACGCTACCGTTTATGCTGGTCGCGCCAGAGTGCGTCAGATCCAAGTATTGACTGCTGGTTCTGGCAGTCCACAAATTGTGCTTAAAGATGGTGGGGCTAGTGGCACAACACTGCTCGACATGAAGTTTGGCACAGGAGACACCTTCTCAGTCAATATTCCTGATAATGGAATACTGTTTGAGACTGATGTTTACTTGGATTTGACAGCTTGCACAAGTGTAACGGTGTTCTTGTCATAGGGGGTAGGCCATGCCTAGGAAGAAGGAAACCCCTATCAAGACATCAGTAAAGTCAGGTAATTTCCGCCCTACCAAAAGTGGGGCGGGGATGACCAAGAAGGGCGTTGCCGCATACAGAAGGGCAAACCCCGGAAGCAAGCTAAAGACTGCTGTTACAGGTAAGGTAAAAAAAGGTAGCAAGGACGCAAAGAGGCGTAAGTCTTTCTGCGCCCGTTCTGCTGGTCAAATGAAAAAGTTTCCAAAGGCCGCTAAGAACCCTAATAGCAGACTTCGCCAAGCTAGAAGAAGGTGGAAGTGCTAATGACTGAGCCAGTTGAGGTAACACTTGCCAGACTAGAAGAGCGCATTAAGACGCTGTCTGATGAAGTGCGGCACGTTCATGAAGAGGTGTCCGACCTGAAGGCGCAGGCCAACAGGTGGAAGGGCGCGTTCTGGGTTATTTTAGCTTTGGGCGGTATTGTAGGCACAGTCGCTCATTTATTTGTAGGCTGGGTAAGATGACAATTAACAGAGCCAGCATTGGTTCACAGTTGAAAGGCAATAAAATGAGACGCAAAAAGCCAGTGCAAAAAGCGAGCATGGGAAAGTTTTTAGAAACATTCTCTCCCGCTTACAGCATCATGAAGGGAAAAGGACCGATCTCAGAAGGGTTGAGTAAGATAGGTGGCATGGGATTAGGTGGCGCGGCAGGGGCTATCGCAAGAGAGCAAAGAAAAAAGAAACAGGCTCCAAACCCCATGTCTGCTACACCAGCAACTCCAATGGCTTCAAATGCGGCCACACCAATGACGCCCATGAAGAAGGGCGGGAAGCTGAAAAGCTCTCGTGGTGATGGCATATGTGTCAAAGGTAAAACAAAGGGTACAATTCGGTGATTAAAACGTACAGGGGCAAGAAAGCCCCAGCGGGTTATCATTTTATGCCCGGTGGAAAACTGATGAAGGACAGCGAACACAAGAAGTCTGGTGGTCGCAACTACAAACGTGAATACAAAACATATCAGGGTTCTACAGAGCAGAAGAAGAAACGTGCAAGCAGAAATGCCGCCAGAGCCAAGCTGATGAAGCTGGGCAAGGTAAAGAAAGGCGATGGCAAGGATGTGGCACACAAGAACGGCAATCCTAGGGACAACAGGTCAAAGAACCTAAAGGTAAGTTCTGTGAAAAAGAACAGATCATTCCCCAGAACTAGGACTGCTGGCAAAAGGAATAAGAAAAACTAATGAGGGTAAGTAATGTTCGTATCAAGCGCAAACGGATTCGCCGTCCCGGTCAGCACAAGAAAAATATTAACAAGCGAAACAAGCCAAAAAACTTCTTCGGTTAGAGCGCATTGTAAACGCTGTCCTCGTTGTGCAGAGCCTCTGCGAACTGTTTTCGTTCATGGACATGAACAGTGCCTTACTTGTGATCAGGTGATCCACGATTGTTGTCAAGGAGAGAGGTGTGCGTAGATATCGCAAAGGCGGAATGGCAGGTTATCAAACCTCTGATGAGGTTCTTGGTGCTGGTAAATCTGTAAGGCAGGCTGGTCAGTCGGTAAGAAATAATACCATTAAGACTGGCACAGGTGCTAAATCGCTGATGGACAAGCAGAAAAAAATTGTAGCCGCGTTATCAAGACGAGGCCCAAATATTAAAATGGCTAAGTTCCCTAAGACTACTAGTTCTAAAAACCCAGCACAGGAGTCTATGAAAATGGCAATGGCGGCTACAAAGTTAAGAAAGAAGCCAGTAACCACAGCCAAAAAAGGAGGTAAAACGAAAAGTCGTGTCAATGAGTCAGGCAATTATACTAAGCCTTCTCTTAGAAAGCGGATCTTCAACAGGATCAAAGCAGGCGGGAAGGGCGGCAGGCCGGGGCAATGGAGCGCCCGCAAAGCGCAAATGCTTGCGTCAGCTTATAAGAAGGCTGGTGGTGGCTATCGCAACTAGATTTAACTTTCGGGAGAGGGAAGCGATGTCAAAAAATGGATCCGATTTCAGCTTTGGCCGTTGCCCAAACTGCGTATGCGGCTATCCGAAAGGGTTTTCAGGTCGGTAAAGAAGTGGAATCTATGGCTGGCGATCTTGGTCGCTGGATGGGAGCCATTAACACAGTAAAAAATGGTCATGAAAAGGCAAAGAAAAGAAAGTTTGGAAGTGTTGAGGAGGAAGCTCTTGAAACCTTCGCCGCCAAGAAGAAGGCTGAGGCTATGGAGCATGAGCTTAGAACTTTTATCAATATGAATTATGGCCCTAACGCATGGGCAGAAGTTATAAGGGTTCAAGCAAACATTAGAAAGCAAAGAGCCTTAGAAATAGAAAGACAAAAAAGAAAACAAGAAGAGTTAATTGTTTGGATTTTAACAATATTGGGAATAGCGCTGGTAAGTGGTATACTGATATTCATATTATGGGCGGCGGTTAATGGCACTTAAAAAACCTCAAAGAAGTCTCAAGGCGTGGGGCAAACAGAAGTGGAGAACCAAGAGTGGCAAACCGTCCACCCAAGGGCCAAAAGCAACGGGGGAGCGATATCTTCCGTCATCAGCTATTAAAGCCCTATCGTCTAAGGAATACGCGGCCACCACCCGTGCTAAAAGAAAGGCAACTAAGGCTGGTAAGCAATTCGCCAAACAGCCTAAAAAAATACGAGCTAAAGTAAAGCCGCATAGAAAGGTCAAGTAATGGCTGTTGTAACACCTGATTTGCCAGAAATATTTGAGGAGGCGTTTGAACGTGCCGGGCTTCAAATGCAAACCGGGTATGACCTAAAAACCGCTCGGCGTAGCTTAAACCTATTAACATTGGAGTGGCAAAACCGTGGACTTAATCTCTGGACTATTGATGCTGGCACACAAGCTCTCACAGCAGGCACGGCAACTTACTCATTGCCTGCTGACACTATTGACCTCATTGAACATCAAATTAGAACGGGTACTGGTACGAATCAGGTGGATACAAACTTGGAGCGTATCAGCGTTTCAACATATGCACAGCAATCTTCTAAAAACACTGAAGGAAGGCCCTCTCAAATTTTTGTTGACCGTCAAGCAACGGCTGTCACAGTTACTCTCTGGCCTGTTCCAGATGTTAGTACATACACTCTCTCGTATTACCGCCTTCGTGGCATCTCTGGTGTCTCGGCTGGGATAGGTACTACGGCAGATGTGCCGCCAAGGTTTGTGCCATGTTTGGCGGCTGGTTTGGCTTATTACATTGCAATGAAAAAGCCAGAGGTGGCGGCTAGAGTACAGCCGCTAAAACAAGAGTATGAGTTTCAGTTTGAACTGGCCGCTGGCGAGGACACAGACTCATCATCAATCAAGTTTGTGCCATACGATACATTTTACCTAGGAGGTTAATATGGGCATTGTAATGAAAAAATTAGGCCAGAGAGGTGGCCCTGCCGGACAAGATAAAGAGGTTATGAATACTAACAATCCTACAAAGAAAAAGAAGGCCGCACCTAAAATGGGTGGCGGTGCAATGAAAAAGAAAGTCATGGGTTACGACAAAGGCGGGAAAATGCCACTCCCTAAAAAGAAGCCTCGTCATGCGAATCCAAAACACCCAATGAATGCAGAGCGCACAACCGGACACCCGGATGGCGTCACCCGCAAAACAAGGGGCGGGAAAGTGAAGAAGTATGACAAGGGCGGCGTAACCAAAGATCAGAAGTTAGCCGCATTGAAGAAGATAATGAAGGGAATGGGCAAAGGTGGCTCAGGTGCTGGCGACAGCAAGATGGGCAAGATGATCAAAGAAATCGGCTTCCCAATGAGCAATAAGAAGTCAGGCGGCGTAGTCAAAAAGAAGGCTGGCGGCGCTATGAAGCCAGTTCCAGCGGGAAACAAGGGTTTGGCTAAACTGCCTAAACCAGTTCGCAATAGGATGGGTTATGCCAAGAAGGGTGGTCCTATGAAGAAGGCCTACGGTATGAAACATGGCGGTGGGACTTGTCGTGGTGGCGGAGCCGCTACAAGAGGCAAGGGCTACAATAAGGCTGGATAATGACCATAGCTAGAGGGAAATATGCCTATGGCATCTGTGACAAGACTGGGTTCAGATATAAGCTGAACGAACTTGTTCATGAGATGAAGAATGGCGTTAAAACTGGTCTTCGGGTCGGCAGAGATGTTGCTGACCCAGACCACCCTCAGAACTT